AAGATGAGAGATAAATTTCTACATCAAGATAATAATTGGTTTTATGAATTATATTTTAAAGCAACAAGACCAAATGAAAGGAAGAAAAAATGAAGATTGTTCCTAAAGAATTAAGTTATATACGACAAGGCTTGGCGAATCTACTATTAAATCTAAAAATCAATAAAGAAAGAAAGTCTATTACAGATATACAAAATTTATTAGATCGGCTCGATGAAATGGAAAAGAATTTTTACGCCTCACACATAGTACCAAGTGGTACAAAGTCCGAATAGACCGATGATCTCTTTGAGTAGGAATATGAGGATAAAAAAGAACTTGGGAATTGAAACACTAGAGTTGGCGCTAAAGTGATGTGGGGCGTAGGAATAATAAGTATTTTTATAATGTACATTGCAGTTCAATATGCATTATATGTATATGAACGTGATGAAAAGAAAAAGGGGTAGGTATGGTTATGTTTAGTATCGCAGAATGGGTAGCAAATGTATTAATATTAGGTATAGGCGTTTTTTTTTGGGTAAGTGCTTTTGCAATTATTATGGTTGTAGTTAGTGTGTTAGTAGATAGGTTTACACATGAGTAAATGGCAGCTTTATAAGAATAAAAAAGAATTACCGATGATGTGTGGTGTATATGTTATGTATAAAGATGCAAAGGTGGTGTATGTAGGTGTCAGTAAAGAGATACGGAAAAGATTTAGTAAACATTCCGTGGATCAATATGAATATGTGAAGGTAAAGCCAGCAATTTCGTATGGTACTGCAACTGATTTAGAGCGCAAATTAATTAAAAGATTGCAACCTGAACTTAATTCCAGGCATAAGACACGTTCTCAATTAAGCGGAAGGCATCGAGTAACACTTGATTCACATATCTATAAAAGATTAAGAGTCTTTTGCTTTGAAAAAGATATTAAAATCAAAAATATGATTGAGGATTTAATAACTCAATTCTTAAAGGCGGTGGAAGATAGTGGCAAGTAAATCAAAGTCAAAAGGAAATACATACGAAAGAGAACTTGTAGACCAACTTGCTAAAGAGGGTTACGATGTAAAACGTGCGTGGGGATCAGATGGTAGAAGTATGGGGTTTACAGAAGATGTGGATATTTTAGCGAAGAAGAGCGGTAAAACATACAAGATACAAGCAAAGCGCAGAAAAAGTATTCCTAAATGGTTAGCATTTGGGAATTGTGATCTAGTAATGACACGAGAAGATCGAGGGGAAACCATTGTCTTGGTGAAGTTAGATGATTGGTTAAATAAATGAGACTACTTGATTTATTTAGTGGTGTCGGTGGTTTTCATCTTGGTCTTAAACAAGCTGGTTTTACATTTGATTGGGTTGGCTTTAGTGAAGTCGATAAGTATGCTACTGCTGTTTATAAACATAAATTTAAAAATTCGGAGGAGTTAGGAGATGTTAAATCTATTCAATCAAAAGACTTACCCACAATCGACATTATCACTTTTGGTTCGCCTTGCCAAGATTTTAGTATCGCTGGAAAACGTGCTGGAGCAACACAAGGAACGAGGAGTTCTCTTATCTGGGAAGCAATTAGGCTCATCGATGAGTGCAAACCACGTTTTTTTATCTGGGAAAATGTTAAAGGAACATTCTCCTCAAACGATGGCGCAGACTTTTGGGCAATTATCCAAGCCTTTGCCAACATTGGGGGTTATCGACTTGAATGGGAACTGCTTAATTCAAGCTGGTTTTTACCCCAAAATAGACAGCGGATATACCTTGTCGGATATTTTGGAGGAAGAGGTGGACAATCGGTATTTCCTATCGGAGAACCAAGTAAAATCTCTAATAACAGGAATACAGAAGTCGCAAATACACTACAACATCCAGGACATTCAGGCGGAAACTATAGAGGAATGACTATGATCGCTGAAGCCACGAAGAAAGGCTACGCAGAAGCAGAGGTAGGTGATGCAATTAATTTAGAAAGACCTACAAGTAAAACAAGGCGTGGAAGAGTTACAAAAGGATATGCACAGAGTTTAGAAACAATACAACACCAGCATACAATTCAACCAGGATTAACACAAAATCATTCAAATATACGCAGATTTACACCAAAAGAATGTGAACGATTGCAAGGTTTTCCAGATGATTGGACAAGTAAAGGTATCATAGATGGCAAAGTAGTCGATATGAGCGATACACAAAGATATAAGCAATGCGGTAATGCAGTTACAGTAGATGTTGTGCAGGCAGTAGGTGAGAAAATATATACATTGCTATATAATCAGGATAAATAATAAATGGTGTATTTTACATTAGTCTTGGAGATAGAAGAGAATCTTTCTGCATCGGAGATTCTTGAGCAGTTGAGAGATGCAGCAACACGATGGGGTAAGTGTATAAACAAGATCCCAAAGACAAGAAAACCAGTAAAGAATAATAGGAATAATTACTACATGGAGGTAGGATATGAAAGTTGATACGTTTTTTAAATTAAGTGAAATCTTTTTAGATGAATGTAAAGAGATACAAATGGTTAAGGGTGCAGAGTATACGATTGATGATGGAACAAATACCGCAGATAAGTTTAAGAACTTCCGTTCTATTGGAGAGCGATTAGATTTAGACCCTAAACTTGTTCTATTAACTTATATGTTAAAGCATATGGATTCTATCAGAACCTATGTTTTACACGGAAAAGAAGGATCAGAAGGAATTAAATCAAGATGTCAGGACTTGGTCAACTATGCAATTATGTTATGGGCGATGGATCACGAAGAAAAATCATTTGCAGAGATGCTAGAAGATGCCTGATTTTCAATTTTTTTATGAATATGAAGTCGGAATAGAAAGAGTAAAATATAATGGGACACAAGGCAAGGGAAGTTGTCCTTTAGGAACACACGATGACATCAAACCATCTTTTTCTTTCTCGATTGAAAATGGGCAATGTAAATGTTTTTCTTGCGGATACAAAGGAAATGCGTATCTATTAGCCAAGCACTTAAACATCAATAATCCTGAAAAGATGATTAATGGTGAGGTAACCAAGAAAAAAGCTCCAGAACCACCCAAAAAACCTCAAATAGAGGGAGATATAGATTTAGTAGCACAGAAGTATATTGATAATGTACCGAGTGAACACTTAAAATCTTTACCAAAGCTTAAAGATATGAAGGTGGGATATACCGAAGATGGACTTAAAGTATTTCACTATTTAGATACAGATGGAAACATTACAGGTATTAAGATTCATAAGTCTTATTGGAGTCACGGAGATAAATCGTGTCAAATATATGGACTTAACCTCTTAAAGACCTATGATCGGGAGCAACCCCTTATTATATGTGAGGGGGAAACCGATATGTTGGTATGTCCTAATAATAGTATTTCTTTTAGTGCGGGAGCGGGGTCTATTCCAAGTGATATTACACCGATCTTAGATTTTAAGAAAATATATATTGCTTACGATAATGACTCGCCAGGAAGAGAAGGTGCAGAACGTCTGGCGCAACGCATTAAGACCGAGAGTCGGGGTATACGAGTTTATATCTGCCAATGGAGTGAATATCTCCCCGAAGGTTATGATATAAGGGATGAGTTCACCAAGTTTAAGGCGGACTCTACCTATAAATATAAAGAACTAAAAGATTCTATCGTAAATGCAGTAGAATTTAAATTAGCGGCACGGGGGTACAATGTTATAGATACCTCGGAACTCACCAATACATATAACAAGCCACCTGATCCTATTATCCAATACCTCCTATATGAAGGTGGTGTATCCCTAGTCGCTGGTACAGATGGGGTCGGGAAGACTTGGTTTGTATTACAAATGGCGTATGCTATTGCATCAGGACAAGAATTTTTAGGATTTCCTGTTATGCAAAAAGAGGTATTACTTGTGCAGTTTGAACTATCTCCTGAACAATTATCGAGTCGGGTAAAGGCAATGCAACCAAACTTCCCTAGAGGGACAAATGTAAGGATGGCTTTATTTAATGATGATGATATGATGTTTACGGATCAATGGCAAAAGATCAAAGATACCATCGAAGATATGGCACTACGAGATGGAGTCGTAATCGTGGACAATATATATACGAGTACGAACCAAGACCTATCCGATAATAATGCCTTGCAACAAATCCTGTCGATGATCCAACATATAAAGACTACGACAGGCAACTCCATTGTCCTGGTAGGACATCATAACAAAAGTAATAACCACGATGAAGAGCCGATCCTTACTAAGGGCTTAATCCACGGGGGAAAACATTTAACCAACTATGTACATAATGTAATACAGATTGGAGAGTCTACCCTAGCTACTGATCTTAGACGGGGTAAGATCACAAAAGTAAGAGATGCGCATTGCGAATTAAATGGTGAACCTTTTAAATTAAATTGGAATCGGGAAGAAGTCTTATTTGAACGGGGGGCAGTAATCGTCAATGAAAAACTACATTGTGTAGAAGCATCCGATAAATGGGAGATTGAACTTATTAAAGAGTTTTATGTCTATCGGGATAAGAAATCTTTTAATCGGAAAGAAATGTGGTATTTCTTAGAAGCATCTAAAGGTTGGATGCCTACAACATACAATATAAATAACAAGCTTACTCGTTATTTAAAAACGATGGTTAAGTGGGGTTATATTGTAAAAGAATCGCACGGTTCTTATGCATTTAACCACTCTGAAATGGATTAAACCCTATATGGTTATTTTATGGTTAT